GTATTAGATACCATGTTAGTTAATTTACCTGATGTATCGTAAGATAAAAGTTGAATTAATATTTTGTTGTCGTTTTCTGTAATTGAAACCTTGGCTGGTGCACCATATTCAGATGGCATTGTTCTAATTAAAGATTCATAATCCCTTATAGTAACTGCTCTTTTCTGTGCTGCGAAGTTGTAGGCGACGTAGTTTCTAACCTCTTCAACTGAAGGGACACCCGCTCCACCAATTGCGGCTGTTACATTGGTACATCTCAATGAGTTAACAACTGATGAGTTTGTTGATTCAGAAGGTCCATTAACGTAAAATGAAACGGTACCAATTTGATTAATTACATTTGTTCCCAAGTTTGTAGCCAAACCACCACCGACTCTATATTGAATAAATAATGTTGAATTTGGTACTAATGTTGAACCTAATGATATATTATTAGAATATCTCTGTATATCTGCAGTAACTCCAAGTGTTGTAAACTCGTTAAGAGCATCCTGTGCAGTATTTGTTCCTCCACCAAAGGTCATTTTTTTGAATCCTTCTGCGGTAAATTCACTTATAAAACGATTTGCTGTTTGTATATATCTACCTACTTTAATACCAGGTTGGTCGGAAACTTTAGTTGGGTCTTCTACAAAAATTCTATCTTCCGCTAATGTATCAACCTCATACCATCTATTTTGAGCCCCTAAAAATTCTGCAACTGACGGAACATTTGTATATTCTGTTCCATTTTTCAATAAAACACTTGTAATACCAAGAACATTCTTCTCAGGTAAAAATAATTCAAAGAATGGTTTAACATCATTTGGTGTTATAACTCTTTTGAATACCTTAGTTATACCATTAACAACTAATTCTCTTTTAGTTATTGTGTAATTTATAAGAACGTTATTTGCATTGAAGTTGGGAATTTTTAATCTGTTAGGGAATCCCTGTGAGTTGTACGGTGATGCGAAATCAATATCATGAATGTTTTCGAAAACTATACCAGCCCCGACAACTTGGGAACCTCTTGTTAAGACTCCAAGGTATCTCTCATCTTCTTTATCACCAAAAGCTGGAACTGTAATCGAAAAGTCTACTAAAGCCACGGATGGTCTTTGCCCTGGTACTTTTAAACCATAAGTTCTTGCAATGTTATATACTGATGACCTTTGTTGTGCATACTGAAGGACTGTTTCTTGAATACTTCTATCAATATTGTAATTCAGGTTGTCTGCAACAGCGGCATTCAAATCCAAAAAAACAGAAAAGACAGACGCGTCGTTGAAATCTTGAATGAGTTCAGGATAATATGTTCTTACATAATTGAGTAACTCAGTTCTTATTGCCTGATAATCTCTTGTTGCGTATGATATTTTTCTATTTGCCATCTATGTTAAATATTGATAATAACAAAATCACTTTGTCCAAAGGCATTTCGTTCTGTTGAATAATCTATTCTCACCTTGGCAGTATATTCTGAAGTCCCTTTTCCTGGCACTCTATATATGTCGTACATTCTAGGGTCTGCCACAGTTCTACTTGTTGTAGGGGGTACTTCATCATCTATGTTTGCGGGTTCGATAGTTATTTGATTCAAAAGTAATTGTGGCATAAATTGTGCAACAGCATCTCTTATATCTGATTGAATTGCATCAAACGTTAGTCCATCATAGGGCTCAAAAATAAATTCATAGATTCTCGTTCCAAATTCAGGTAAATAATATCTTGAACCTTTTCTCGTCAAAATTAAATGAATCAAGTCAGCTTTAATTTGCTGTGTCTCAAATTCAGTCAGTGCTAAGTAATCCCCTTTTCTAGAATCTCTAAAAGGAAAATTTATACCATATGTAATACCATCTGCCATATAGTGATAAATATACTTTGATTATTTTTTTATTGTAGTATTTCCCTTCTGAGCTTTAGGTTCGTATGGACAATGTCTACAACCATTACCACAACAATACCCTCTATCCAAGTGATATTGTTCGGTCATAACTTTTCTTCCGTTTTCTGTGTAGAAATAAGAAGGGAGAAGTTCTACCTTCTCCCTTTTATTTTGGTTGTTTTCCATAGGTTATACTAATGTAATCTCACAAGCACCTCCTGCACATGCAAGTTCCCCACTCAAATCAGTCTCGTCATTATTCTCAACAATCTTAGACAAATCAACGTCTTTAAGAGTGAGCATCAATTCCTCATACTTTTCTTTTGTACAATCCTCGAAAGGTGCTTGTACGTATGTTCCACCGTTGTAGGGTAGACAAGATAGACCATTGTAGTGTTCTTTGTTTTCCCACATCCACTCACCTACAGCTGGCCATTCGTGTTCACGAATAGAAATTGTTGCAGATACGTTGTGAGCATTTGAACCACTTCTATGACCAGGTCTAATCCATTCTTGTTGAACCTTCTTTACTCTTTCAAGTAATTGAATTGGTGATTCATTTCTTAGAATAGACCCTTCAGGTGCTTTTTGTGGAATACTAATTACCGCAGTGTCGTGAGGTCTAAAGTATTCATCTTCTACTAACTCAGGGTGATTTTCCTTGAGATGGGTGTAGATTGATTCGTTCTTACCAACTCTAACTCTTCTGATGTAGTAATCGTTATGCCAAGCGTGGATTCCTGATGATGTACCCAATGTTAAAGAGGTAGTACCTGCTGGTTTTACAGTTGTGGTTCTTGCCGCTTTATTGATACCAATTAAGTTAGCAACTCTTTCATTTTCTTCTTTAACAACTTTTGAAGCGGATTTCATGTTAAGACCTAAGACTGCTCCTGAACCGATACCCGTCATTGAAATTCCAACAAGAGCATCTTTTTCAGTTGTTCTCTGCCAAATTGGTCTGAGATAATGGAAGTCTGTATATCCTGCCTGTAATGTTCCGATAAATGAAGCTGCTCTTACTCTGTCTTCGTAATCTTCTTGAGATACCACGTTTGATACGTTAACCTCAGTTAAGTTACAGAATTGGAAAGGTCTAAGTGCAATTTCACAACAAGGGTTAGTTCCCCAATCTTTGTCGTTTGATAGGTAAATACCTGGTTCACCAGCTCCACTTGCTTCAATTCTTTTCCACAACTCCATGAAATACTCTTTGGTGATTTTGTGTCTCATAAGAACTGCTGAGTTGTTAGCTCTACCTCTTTGTGGATTTGTTTCCCACCATGAACCACTCTTACTACCAATCATATCTTCATCTGTTGCTGAGAACAAACAAATAAGTGCCGCTCTTCTAATACCACCTGCAAGTACAGCGTCTGCAATATGGCAAACGATGTCGTGAACTTCGATTGGAGATAGTTTTTCACCGTCTTCTTTTGAGTCTAAAATACCCTCAAGTTTTATAAGACACTCTTTCAATGGTTGAGGACCAGGAGCTTTACCACCTGAGGTTACAAGTCTTGCACCTTTTGGTCTGATATCACTGAAATCAAACTGAATGTGTGAACCACCAAAGAAGTAAGACTTAACTAATACTTTAACGGCATCAGCCCAACCCTCAATCGAGTCAGCAACTAACCATCTTCTTCCTCTTTCTTTATTTGGTTTTCTGATTTCAGGTAAAACATCAACGTGGTGTTTTTGAACTGAATAACCAACTCCTGTTCCACCTAAAAGTAAGAACATAATTTCTGAAAATACTCTCCAATCATCAATCGGCGCAAACGCACAGTTGTAAATTCTGTTTGGTGAGATTTCAATAGGTTTACCAGCGAACTGCATCGACCTCATTGAGGGTAATACTTGTTTCTTGTAAACATACTGATAATTCTCTCTAATCTCTTTTTCTAATTTTGGATACATTTTAATATGCATCTCCATGTTTCTTGTAACTAGCTCTTGCCAAGTCTCTCTTCTCTTGAGTTCAGGCATGTACTTCGCGTACTTCATGTACACTGTAATGTCTGATAAAATTCTGTTCGAAATGTCCATTTTTTAAATTTTTAAGGTATAACTTTTTTATCAAAAAATCACCGATTTTTATGATAAATATGCGGTCGGCAACTAAGCGACCACGAAAATAATTAAAAAAAAATAAGTTTTTTTGAGAAAAAGTAGATATTTAATTAAGTCTGATTTTGGGTTTTCTCCCTTTCCTTTCTTTTTTCAAGGAGCTCCTTAACTCTATCTCTTTTTCTTTCTTCTTGTTGTTCTTCGAAACCAAGGAATGTTACCGATGATTCGGTGTCTATTTCCAATAATTCATTATTGAACTTACAGTTCTCGAAGACAACACCGTCCTTACCAAGACGGGATTTTGTGATGGCGATTGTTGCAAGATTCATCTCTTTTTGTTGTAGAGTCTTAGCAACGGTAATGATTACGTGACCAACTTGTGCTTTCTTGATTGAACCACCCATTTGGTCAGTTGTAACAACCTCAGAGGAGATTGAACTTCTGTTTCCTTGAGTTGCTGTCCAACCAGCAATGTCCAACTCGTGGCACATCGCTTCAAAAGCTCTCATCACAGACCCTTCAGCTTTCCACTCATCTTTAGCACTTGACTCAGGTAATACACAATCAATGTAATCCAAAAGAATCATATCTATTTTTGTACCGTCAGCAATCATTTTTCTGACTTGGTTTTTGATTTGATTCATAGTCATAGTATCAGATGCTAGTTTTTTTAGAACTAACTTGTTTGGCATTGTCTCCCTAATCTCAGTGATTTTCTCCATAACTTTTTCTTTATGGAATACCAAGTTGTCGGGTTCAATTCCTGTCCAAATTGTGAAGTGTTTTCTTTGTACAATTTTTGGGTTGTCTTCAAAAAATATCTGAAGAACATTGTATCCCATATTGAAAGCTGTGTTTGCAATTTTTGTAAGTACAGTAGTTTTACCAACTCCTGTAGGTGCTAGTATCACTCCAATCTCACCTTTAGCCAATCCACCTTTGAGTAGTTTGTCTATCCCCGCAATCCCCATAGGAATTGGATGTCTATAATCTTCCTCTAAGACAGTGTCCAAATCTGCGAAAACATCTGATTG